AGGCTCGTGTAGGTGGCGAGGCTTATGTAGGTGGCGAGGCTCGTGTAGGTGGCGAGGCTCGTGTAGGTGGCGAGGCTCGTGTAGGTGGCGAGGCTTATGTAGGTGGCGAGGCTTACTATACAACAATCAAGGGTTTTGGAACTGAATTTAGAAATACAACCTTTTTCAGATGCAAAGACGACAAAATCAGAGTTGTGTGTGGTTGCTTTTACGGAGACATTGGCGAATTTAGAGAGCAAGTCAAAAACACGAGAGAGGGCAAAATTGCAAAAGAATATCTAATGATAGCAGACCTAATGGAATATCACTTTAGCGAGGAGAAATAAATGTTTAACAGACAAATTGGTAACAAATTCGAGGAAGAGTTTGCTAAAAAGTTATATGACCATGGATATTGGGTGCACAGAATCACTCAAAATGCGTCGGGTCAGCCTGCTGACATAATCGCCATCAAGGGATATAGTGTCAGCCTCATAGATTGCAAGGTTTGTACAAAAGATTATCTCGACTTGTCGAGAATAGAGGAAAACCAAGTGTTAGCTATGACACTGTTTGACGAGAGGGCGAAACGACCAAATGTTAGTTTGTTTGCAATCAAGCTCAAATCTGGGGACATATATATGTTTACATGGTCAATGATTGAATTGGTATTAAAAAAGGGTGTGATTCGATTATCAGCTAATAACATAAAAGATTATGGCATGCCACTTAGCGAGTGGTTGAGGTTAGACCGATAATGTCACATTTCAAATTCTCGAACGTAATTGAGATCGATAACCCATCAGTTGAATTGTGTAAGTGGTGTGATAAAAATCTAACTTTTGCAAATCCCGAGTACGCTAAAATGTCACGAATGAATTTACCAACAGACGGAATCTCCAAAGCAATTAGCTTATTTGAAACGAAAGGTAAGACACTGATTTTACCATATGGTGTTTTAAGCCTAATGCCACCTAGATTGTACATTAACAGTACGAGTGAGGAAATGTTCAAAGATGTTCCCAAAATCGCTTATACGAGCGAAATATCGCTCAGAGAGTATCAGCTAAAAGCAGTACAAGGAATGATTCTAGCAGAGGGGGGAATATTACAAGCCCCAGCTGGCTCAGGTAAAACTCGATGTGGGATAGCACTATTCACGAAATTGAAAGCTAGGACGCTATGGTTATGTCATACCAAAGACCTAATCAATCAGGCAAAAGAGGTTGCTAGTGAGTTCATAGACCCATCGTTAATAGGGACAATCATAGAGGGCAAAGTTAATATCGGTGAGGGTGTGACATTTGCAACAGTTCAGACGATGTGTCAGATTGACTTATCTCTATACAAGGACTATTGGGAATGTGTGATTGTGGACGAGGCTCACAGAATAAGTGGCTCACCCACAGTGTTGACACAGTATCGTAAGGTACTGAACAACCTATCAGCTAGATATAAGTACGGTCTATCAGCCACAGTGCACAGAGCCGATGGTATGGAAAAGTGTATGTTCTCGCTAATAGGCGATGTGGCATACAAAGTGTCCGATGAATCCGTAGCAGAAAACATAATGACAATAGGGATCGCAACGATATACACCGGGACGAGAATATCACATCGAGCTCAAAATACAGACGGTACGATTAACTACACTAGGTTAATCAGTAGCCTTGCAGATGATGTAAATCGCAACAACATCATTAGAAACACACTGATAGAAAATAAAGACCACTCGAGCATTATTCTGTCAGAAAGATTAACTCAGCTGGACACCATAATGTCACAATTACCAAAGGAAATGCGAGATAAAGCAGTGCTAATTCATGGGAAAATGACAAGCAAAAAAGGTAAGGAAGAACGAGCAAGGGCAATAGACGATATGCGAATAGGTGAGAAAAAATACCTATTTGCAACATATCAGTTAGCAAAAGAGGGGTTAGATATACCTTGCTTAGAAAGATTATACATGGCGTCCCCTGTTAAAGATTATGCAGTGGTCACACAGTCAATAGGTCGAATCGCAAGGGTGCATGATGGAAAAGCAGACCCGATATGCTTTGACTTTGTTGACACAATCAAGTGGTGCGAAAAAGCATACAAAAGGCGATGTACCACGTACAGAAAGAATCGTTGTTATTTTATAAAGGAGAAATAATGGAACAAAAAATAGTTAGGTCTTATCAGGGAGATAGTTATAACGGCATAAACCAACTACTATCAGATGGGTGGGTTGTTGTGCGTTCAACCGTAATATTACCATCGGGTTATCTAAGTGGATATATCGAATATGTGCTTGAAAGACAATCAATCCCTAGGGGCGTGGAATGATTAAGGTCAACGAACTATTTGCAGGAATCGGAGCATTTAAGTGTGCATTAGATAACCTCGATATCTCTCATGAAATTGTAGGAATATCAGAGATAGACAAATACGCAATAGCGTCATACAACGCCATGTGGGGAGATACGAGAAACTATGGTGATATTTCAAAAATAGAGAAACTTGATTATGCCGATTTATGGACGTATGGATTCCCTTGTCAGGATATATCAACAGCGGGTAAAGGTGCCGGAATTGTAAAAGGCGAGACAAGAAGTGGGTTGCTGTATGAGGTTGAGAGATTGCTATTAGAAAGCCAAAAGGCTGATGAGTTACCTAAATATCTCATTATGGAAAATGTCAAAAATCTTGTAGGAAAGAAATTTAGATCCGATTTTGAGAGATGGTTGGATGTTTTAGAAACGCTCGGTTACAAAAATTATTGGCAAGTTCTAAATGCGAAAGATTACGGAATACCTCAAAACAGAGAGAGAGTATTTTGTGTGAGCATATTAGGTGAGGGTGATTATCAATTCCCTGAAAAACAACCTCTCGCGTTGAAATTAAGTGACATGTTGGAATCGCACGTTGATGAGAAATATTACCTGTCAAAAGAACAAGTTGACAAAATAAAAGCCTCGACTTTTCGCACAAGCCAAAGTCGAATACAGGAGAAAGACTGGTGCGACACATTATGTGCTAGGGACTATAAAGGCCCCAAATGCGTTCAAGTCAGACCTCTAGGTACTATCTATGCTCATGCTAGAGATAGGTTTGGAAAAGGTTATACCGAGGGAATGTCCAAAACCATCAAAGCGATTAGCCACGATACATCAGTAGTGTTTAGTGATTCTAAAATCAGAAAACTCACACCGAAAGAGTGTTGGCGACTAATGGGGTTTGATGATGTGCTATTCGATAGAGCTAGGTCAATGTGTAGTAATACTCAGCTATATAAACAAGCTGGAAATTCAATAGTTGTTGATGTGGTTGAGCAGATACTAGATAACTTAATACCAAAGGAAATGAGGTGATAACTATCGAGGTGGGTGTATCTACTCACAACCAATTATTGTAAATTTCTACATTTTATCAAAACGACAACGTGAGTAGATACTTGGTTGAGGAGATGTATTACTAACAGAGAGGAGTGATGTTAAATCAATTTTTACACTTATGACTTTGAGGTTTTTAAATATGATTGGATTGTTGTATTTAAAGACCACGAATCGGGTCGATACACTGTTTTTCACAACGATAATGAGGGTTTTGCTGAGTTCATATCCGACACTGAGATTTACATCGGATTTAACTCAAAGCACTATGACCAATATATTGCAAAAGGTGTTGTCAGTGGATTCTCGCCCGAGGAATTAAAAGCCTTAAATGACTATCTAATTGAGGGATTTCAAGGGTGGCAATACCCACCATTGAGTGACAGTTATTTTCGCCTAAACAACGTTGATATTCGTGATGATATATACAAAGAGCTATCATTAAAAGCCATCGAGGGTCATCTAGGTATGGACATTGTAGAATCAAGTGTCGATTTTACCATAGATAGACCACTAACACAAGCCGAGATAGAGGAAGTTATCAAATACTGTAAGCACGATGTTGACGCCACAGAGAAGATTATAGAGCTGAGGGAAGATTATATAATCACCAAAAAGAATCTCGGTCAGAGGGCGAATATACCTACACTAAAAGCCATATCTAGCACTAATGCCAAGCTAACAGCTCAAATGCTAGGTGCTAAGAGAAAAGAGTGGAACGATGGTAGGGAATATGTATTCCCGGAAAACTTAGACACATCAGTGATACCAAAAGAAATATTGGATTTCTTTGAACAGATCCATGATGATTCAATTTCAGATGATGAGCTTTTTAAAAAATCATTAGAGATTGAGGTCGCAGGTATGCCTTGCAAATTTGCATGGGGTGGTGTGCATGGTAGTAAGCTAGGTTATTTTGAGCAACGGCAAGGTACTAGAATCATCCAAAATCGAGATGTATCGAGCCTTTATCCGTCACTTATCGAGATATATAACTACATATCGAGAAACGTGGCTGACCCTCAGATATATTTTCAGATGAAGAAAGACAGAATTGAGGCAAAGCATAATGGTAACACGCAGTTAGCAAAAGACTTGAAATTACCACTCAACACCTTGTCAGGTGCACAGGAGAACGAATTTAATGACCTATACGACCCATTACCAACTAGGTCAATGCGAATCTCAGGTCAACTATTTATCACAGTGCTACTGATGAGATTGGTAAATGAGTGTAAAACCTTTATCCCACTCAATTTTAACACTGATGGATTGATGTACTCAATCGATGAGAGCGAGTTACCAATCGTGGACAAGATATGTGCCGAGTGGGAAAAAGAGACAAAGTTTGAACTAGAAACAGATGATATCCAAAAAGTATGGATAAAGGATGTAAATAATCTACTCTTTGTGGATATGTCAGGTAAAGTCAAAACTGTAGGTGCTTATCTAAACTATGGAATATCTGTAAAAGGGCAATGGGCGATTAACAATAGTGCTATCGCTGTTAAAAAAGCTATCATCGAATACATGGTGGATGGTACACCACCCGATGTGACGATTACTGACAATGACAATATTTTAGATTATCAAATCATCGCCAAAGCAGGGTCAAAATTTGAGAGAGTATATCAGCTAGTCGATGGTGAAGAAGTACCTATGCAAAAGGTAAATCGAGTGTATGCAACGGCAGATACCAGTCGAGGTAAATTATATAAGGTCAAGCGTGAAAATGGCTCTATCGCCAAAATAGAGAGCTTACCTGAGCATTGTATCATCGACAATAGTAATGAGCTGAGTATCGGTGATATTGATAAAAGTTATTACATAGATCTAGCAAATCGTAAAATCGACGATTTTCGAGGTGTTAAGAAAACAAAGAAAGGGAAAACCAAAATGGCAACAAAAAAGAAAGAGGAAATGGAAACTACAACACTCAATGTGTATCAGAAACTCAACAAAGCGAGAGCGATGTTTTTGGAAGAGAATATCAAAAAGACAGGTAAAAACATGCACCTAGCTTTTAAGTTCTTTGAGCTAGAGGACATCGTACCACCTGTTACACAGATTTTTAACACGGTCGGTCTTATCGGTATTGTGAGGTTTTCAAATACAACAGCGACGATAACAATCACCAATACCGACGCACCTGATGACAAGATTGTATTTACATCACCATTTAAGGTGCTCGAACCAATCGTTAGCAACACGGGTAAGCAGGCGACAAATGAAATGCAGTCTCTAGGTAGCTCAATCACATATATGCGTAGATACCTCTACATGATTGCAATGGATATAGTCGAGAGTGATGGCTTTGATGGAAGTGTTGGCTCGCCAAGTGATACATCTACAAAATCCGAACCACCAAAGAAAACTCGCCCAGCTACAGTCGAGGAGCGTAAGGAGACAAAGAGCGAGCTAACAGCACCTGAAGATAATGCGACAGCACTACAGATTAAGGGATTGAAGAGAGTTTTAAAGGAACTTAACACAAAGAACCCAGCGGAAGAATCATATATCTCAAAAATCATCCTAGATTCTGAGAATTTTACAAATCTGACAAAGACCAAGTGCGAAGAATTGACACAGGAAGTCAGCAGTAAGCTAGAGAAACTAGGTTAAGTCATGGCTATTCCTAGAGCTAAAAAACCTAAGACAAAGAAATATGAATCGTGGCAAGTCGATTCAGCAATAGAACTCACCACTCAAACAAGTTTTGCAATCATGGTGAGAACGGCACAAATGGTATTTGATTTTGATAGCGATAAACTAGCTGAGTTTTGTGAATCGTATTCAGCTTTATTACAGGAAGTTGTAGATGGTCGAGTGTCAGCTCAACAATTCATATCGGACACTAACGAAATGTGTGGTGTCGATGTTGCTAAAATCATTAGAGACTTAAATGTGCTAGATAGAAAGGAGAATAAATGAAAGAAATTAGATGGGTCGATAATCATATAGAGATTGACCCCCCAAAGAGAACAAAGAAGATCACAGGAACTAGGTTCGCAACAATTTTAGGTAAAAATGTATGGGCGACACCTTTTCAGATGTGGTGTGCAATCACCAAAACTTACGAAGAGCCCTTTGAGGGTACTATCTACACCGAGGCGGGTAAGACAATCGAACCTAAGCAGGCTGAATACATGCGTAAGGCATATGGTGTAAAAATCGTGACACCCGAGGATGTGTATGGAAAAGATTATTTTAGTAAAACTTGGGGTGACTTTTTCCCTAAGAACAAACACCTCGGTGGTATGTGGGACTATCTAGGACTAGATGAAGATGGTGAGATAGACACAGTCTTTGAAATGAAAACCACAAAGCGAGTTGAGGATTGGAAAGACGACGTACCTGAATACTATTCATTGCAAGCGTCTTTGTATGGATACTTACTAGGTGTAGACGATATCGTAATGGTTGCGTCATTCCTAGAAGATAGTGACTATGAACACCCTGAGAAGTTTAAGCCGACTGTAAATAACACAATCACGGTTGAGTTTAAGATTTCAGAGAAGTACCCGAACTTTGCCGAGATGGTGGCTGAGGCTGAGACTTGGTGGAAGAACCATGTTGACACTGGCATATCCCCGGATTTTGATGAAAAGGCTGACGCAGATTTCCTAAAGGCATTGAGGACAAATAGTCTATCACCTGACACAGATATCGACAGCTTAATCGCTGAGGGAGAATCGTTGAAATCTGAGATAGATGAGGTCACAAAGTCGATTGCAGATAAGGAAAAGCGATTGAAAAAAATCAATGATATCATCAAAAAACATGCGACAGAGCAGTTTAGGGATGGTGATAAAAAGGTCGAAATTAAGGGAGATAAGTTTACTTGGACACTAGCTAAGACAGAGAGTCAAAAGACCGTGTACGATGATGACTTGCTCAAATCTGATGGAGTATTCGACAAATACGCAAAAGTCGAGCCTAGTGTGTCATATAGACTCACAGTTAAGTAAAAGGAGTGAAAAATGGAAAAAGTGAATGAAAATACAATAACAATTAGTGAGGAGAAAATGTACATGATAAATGAAATAGCATATTCCCAACTGATGTTACTAAATATGAAACATGGAAATAGCCATACTTTAAGTAGGGTATTCAAGGACAATTATGACTATGGCAAAGTATTAATTGACATGTTCGTCGAATCTTCAAAAAGTGAAAGTGAGGAATAAGATGGAAAAATTAATAACTATCAGTGAAGAGGACTTGGATAACGTGAACGAACTCACATATCATGGGTTAATGTTACAAATGAGACTACTGAGAATCGCTGATGAAAACACCAATGTCATATTAGACTTAAACAAAGAATATGGTGAGATATTGGTAAGTAATATCAAAGAACTTGCGAAGAAAAGGAGTGAAACAGAATGTACATCAACCCATTCGTAGCTGGAGTGATCACGACAATTTTTGTCGAATTTACAATCGTAATCGGAATAGCAATTTTTAAGAAGTAAAGGAGAATAATATGAGAGTACCAATGAGAGATACATATCAGGTTTTACCCGAGGGCGAATACATCTTTTTAATCACGGATGTAAAAGAAGATGAGGATTTTGGAAAAATCGAAATAACCCTCGAAACTAAAGAGGGTAAAAAGCACCGTGAAAGATTTAGCCTAAAAACAGCCGATGATGAGTGGAATGAGGGTGCATTAAATGCGTTTTCATATTTTTGCAAAACAGCCACCCAAGATTGGGAATCTGAGGAGATTGATCCACAGTCACTCGTGGGTTGCTACATAAAAGCTGAGGTCGAGCACACAATCGTACAGTCTAACAAGGACGCAGGTAAGACCGTCACTTTCGCCAACTTAGGTGATAAATGGTCAGCAGATGGTTTTGACGGTCAAAGCAATTTAATGTCAGCACTAGATGACTAATATACCTATGGGTGTGGGATTATCTCACACCCAATATTAAGAAAAGGAGTTATGAATGAAATACACCGAATTTATTAAGAAAATATGTAAACTCGACTTTGCTGTTAATAATACGGATGACATGATAATTTGCACAGACATATACAGTGATAAACCTGTTATAAGTATATCTAAGATTTCCCAAAACAGTATGGACATTAATATTTCAGCAAGAGCACTCACTGACACGATGGCGATTAAATGGGCGACAAAGCTCGCTAGAACACCTCTCAAAGATAGAGAGGGGTCGGCTCAATATGAAATTATGTTGCCTAATTTATTAACCTCGGCTGAAAACCATCAGTATATCACGGAATATAAAGGCTATTACTTTGTAAGTGCACCCTCATCTCAATACGGTAAACGAGTGTTCTCCGAATACGATATGTTAAATATACCCAAAGAGTATCATGTTTTTGCCAAAGATATTGAGACAGGTGAACCATATATATCTGAGGGGGTATCACTATGAGATTCTCAACAGATTCAATCAGAATAGGTTCAATAGGAGTGGTCACTTTTAACCATAGACTAACCGACGCGACCATCTCTGCCATCACTAACCCAAATCACAATATAGACCTAACGGAAAGTCCTGATATACGATTCATTTTTGAGGACACAATAGAGCTTTATGCAATGCGAGACACCTTGAACATACTTATAGAATTTATCGAAAGAAACTATGATAACAGAATTAAGGAGAACCGAAATGAGATTGATAGACGCAGATAAGTTGATAAAAACAATAGAAGAACACGACTATCCCCTAGCAGATGAATGTGGCTCAATTGATAGGGGGATGTTCACGATTGGAATAATGCAAGCAATTGACGAGCAACCTGTCGCACAACAATGGCATAAACTTACATTTAGACCAATAACCCTTGAGGAAAAAGAATTTCATCCTGATTGGACAGAGATTGTCGAAAACTTACCTAATCTTGAAGAGGAAGTGCTTGTTACGAATGGGACAAGTGTATGGGTCGATAGCTTTGATGTGGACGATTCCCTGTACCTATCGGAGTCGGGTTATGAAGTTGACGGAGATATAGCATGGATGGAAATACCATCATACAAGGGGGAGTAGTAATGAAACTAAAAATAGAACTAAAGCTAGAGGACAAAACAATATCAGGAAGAGTGTTGGAGCAAGATGAGGATTTACGAGGGGTTGGTGCTTACATGACCACCTTGATAGAAAATGGGGATTTTAAAATTTGTACGAGAAATTCACCTCAACTAACTGACGAAATCTTATTTGTGCGAGGGGAATGTACCGACGAAGATAATGAACGGTTTAAATATACTTTTAATAGCACCGAAACAGCAAAAGATACTTACAAAGACATCGTCAGCCTTGTAAATAAGCTGAATGGTGAATTAGGTGGGGTTGTGGACGAGTGGGGCAGAGCTCTTTTTTTTCAACTATAATTGCGATGTAGTATCAAATTTTTTAATCAGACCGTGTGATACAAAAACAGAGCAGAGGGAATCATATGACCATATGAAAATCTATATCAGTGGCAAAATCACAGGAAATAAAGATTATATTATGACATTTGCAAACGCTGAGGCACTTTTAAAAGAAAAATTTCCATGTGCAACTATAATAAATCCTGCTGATGTATCACTACCTAGCATATGTGGTTGGGATGACTATATGACAATATGCTTAGGGCTCTTGGATAAGTCAACACACATCTACATGCTTGATAATTGGGTGTATTCGAGAGGTGCTTGCACGGAGCACTTATACGCACTTGAGAACGATATAAAGGTTTTGTGGTCGGATAGTTCCCCATATAGAGGTGCATAATGGGGTTACAAAGTGATTTAAAGCAGATATCCAACCACTATGGTTACATCCATCAAAAGAACATGCTAATTGAGGAGATGGCAGAGCTCATACAAGCGTTGAACAAGTTAGAGAGGTATGGTAGAGGTAGTGTTTTTTCGAGAAATGTAATTGAGGAAATAGCTGATGTTGAAATTATGCTAGCACAAGTCAAATACTTACTCAATGTGGAAGATGAGGTTAATGGGATTGTGGTTGAGAAAATCAAAAGACAGATAAATCGAGTGGAGTTAGAAAAGGAGCAGAAATGGGAGAAATAGATGTAACAAAGGTAACGGCAATAGAGTATCTTAGAAAATTTGTAAAAATCAAGAAAAAGGAGAACTGTTCCGAAGATGTTAATTGCTGTGATTGTAGATATGAAAATGTATCATGCCTAAACAAGATTGACTATACCAACTTGGATATAAAAGACCACATAAAAAGAGTTATGGGTTTTAAACTAACTAAGCCCAAAATTGATTGGTCTAAAGTCGAGAAAGACACCCTAATTGAGGTTAGCGAGGGTGGTGGAAGATGGTATAGGCGATATTTTGCTGGATATGAAAATGGAAAGGTGCTCACATTCTTTGGTGGTTGCACATCAAAAACCTCTGATAGTATAAATCCATGGAAATGTGCAAGAATGGTAGAAGGTATCGATGATTAAAATAAAAATACCCACCACCTTACCTGTACGAAAACCTTGCCCATTTTGTAATGGCAAAGCTGTATTAAAACGATGGAACATGCGATACAACCTAGAATCTATCGCTTTTACAGTAGAGTGTAAAAAGTGCAAATCACACTCGATAGAGGATATCGACCCCGTGATTGCCGTAAAGAATTGGAGAAAGGAGCTATTTTCACCTCTAATGAAGTCATTGAATCGTAAATTAGATATTGAAGAGGTCACTGAGAACTCAGTAATCTCGACAATAAGTCAAATCTTATCATCAACAACAGGCGAGTTTAAACCCCTATATATAAAGTCTCTAAATATGTCACCTACAGATAAAAAATATAAAGAGACTATGATAAAGTTAGACACAATCGAGAAAGAACTAATACTCACAATAAACTATTGGAATCCCGGTATCGACGCAGAAGATACGATAGCACGAATCAAAGGTGATATTATGCGAGAGCGAGGTATAATATGACAAATCTTGAACTAATAAAAACTATGGATGTAGGTAGTCAATGGCTATTCAACACTACTGTAGATGGAATCGATTGGATAATTGCTGTTCACAGACATGCGACAGGTTTTCAAATACAAACCATGTGCGATAACTCTGATATTCAAAAATGGCTACAGGAAGAATACAAAGAACCGAAAGGAGAATAAAATGTCAAAAAGCTATTACTCAGATTATGTAAACCACTCACTTAGATTTTATGCTAGGTACAAGGAGCCGGTATTTAAGTCAGAGGTAGACCGTCTAAAATGGGAATCTTGTGACAAGGCATTTAAGTCACTAGACCCTAAGTTCACCAAGCCTATGTTAGACATCTATAGTCAATATGATGGTTTTAATGACAACGTACAGAGGGCTTGTATCGAGTATGATATCCCAGTTCAGCAGATGTGGGACACAATTAACACCCTAGAGCGTGAGGTGGCAAAAAACAGAGGACTAATATGACAAACTATGACAAAATCCCTAATGAGTTACGAACTCTAAAGCAGTGGTTATGTGCTTGGAAAGACAGCAAAACCCCCATGAGGGCGTGGGAGTATAAGGGTGCGTCCTCGGTTGACAATAATACTTGGGAGACTTATGATTATGCTATAGAATCGGTACGAGATGGCTTTTATGACTACTTAGGATTTGTGTTCGCTGACAATGGCTATGTCGGTATAGATATCGACACAGGATATGATGAGGACGGTCTCATCAGCGAGCTTGCTGTAGACCTTATCAACAAATGCAAAAGCTACACAGAAAAATCTAAGAGTGGACGAGGATTCCACATCTTACTAAAAGGCGACTTGCCGTTCAGTGGAAAAAATAACCTTAATGGCGTCGAGATATATAAGTCAGCTAGGTTCTTTATAATGACCGGGAACACCTTTATGTACGACAAAATCGTTGAAAATCAGCAGGCAATAGATTACATAGTGGATAAATACTTTAATCTACCCATAAAATCGCACACCTCAGCGAGTTTTACATCAGATAGGATATATACCCCTATATGGGGCAATCCTTTGTCAGATGGCAAAATAAAGCTCCGACCTAGATACCCTAAAATCGACAAGGGTGGGCGTAATATATGCTTAACATCTATAGCAGGCAGTTTACATAATGCACATTATAGACAAGAAGAAATCTATAGAGAGCTACAGCACATTAACAAGATTGCATGCGTACCCCCTTTGTCAGACAGAGAGCTAAAGGTTATAAGTCGTAGCGTATCAAGATATGCGAGGTGATGTAATTATGAGTGATAAAACCCAAAAATCCGAACCCAAAATTGACATAGACCAGCTTTTTATAACCCGCAATGGCAAAACCATCGCAGATGAGAGACTATCCGACAAGCTGTATCACATCAAAGAAGAACGCCCAGAGCGTTCCAGCGAAAGTGACAGTGGGTACGAGTGGTCAGAGATGGGACTAGCAGAGCTATTTTCAGTAGTCTACAAAAACGAGGTAAAATATTGCGAGGGGTATAAGAGCTGGTTTGTCTATAACGGTCATATATGGGACAAAGACCCTAGTGGTCATGCTACAGCAGGAAAACTACAAGAGTTCACAAGGTTACTTAATATCTATGCTTGGGATATCGCAGAGGAAGAAATCCGTAATGCCTACACAAAGTTTACTAAAAAGCTAGAGGACAGGCGTGTCAGAGACAGAGTACAAAAGGACGCTATAACAGAGCTATCAGTAGATCCGACTATATTTGACGCAAACCCATATCTAATCAACTGTAAAAACGGTACTTATGACCTCAAAACACATAAGTTCACCGAGCACAGATGGGAAGATTTCCTGACTATGACAACTAAGTTCGGATATGGCAGATTCAAGTACAAATCGGAGAGATGGTTAAAATTCATCGACGAAATCACAGAGGGCGATAAGCACAAAGCAGATTTCCTACAAAGGGCTCTAGGTTACTCACTACTAGGTGAGAGCAATGAGGAATGTATGTTCATCTTACATGGTAAAACCACTAGAAATGGTAAATCAACTTTACTTAACACAATATGTAGTATGCTCGGAGACTACTCGACCGTAGCCAATGTGCAACTAATCTGTAAAGGCAGTAGTCAAAAATCACAATCAGCTACACCTGAGATAATGGCTCTAAAAGGTCGTAGATTTGTGACCATGGCTGAGAACGAGGACGACTCTAGGCTAGATGAGAGCAAGATAAAGCAGTTCACAGGTGGCGAAGAGATCACAGGTAGAGCCTTATACCAAGCTCCTATAACATTCCTACCTCAGTTTTCACTATGGTTATCCTGTAACGACTTACCCGAGGTCACAGATAAATCGCTATTTACATCTGAGCGACTAAAGGTCGTTGAGTTTAATAGGCATTTCTCACAAGCTGAGCAGGACAAACACCTAAAATCAGAGCTACTCACAGAGGAGAACATGAGAGGTATATTTGCATGGCTCATAGAGGGTTATAAGAAATACAAAAAACATGGTCTAGTAGTGCCTGATGATATGCAAAAAGTAATCAAACGATATGAAGAGGATTGTGATGTGGTATTGCAGTTTTTAAATTGCAGATGTGAGAGAGTAGATGACGGTAAACTAACTAAGGTTAAAGAAATCCACACAGCATATAAAAGCTGGGCGAAAGGTGAGGGGCTACAGGTGATGTCTAGTAGAAAATTTAGAGCAGAAATTGATAGACACCCTGAGTGGTATGACCGTAAATCGACTAAGGATGGATATGTCGCATATGAGGGGTTAAAGTTAAAGGAGATAATGTAGTTAGAATAATCTGTTAATATACACAAAAACGGATATAATGAGTAGTTTTTTATTTTAAAATAAATATTTCAAGTGGAAAACAGTAAAATAAGTGGAGTTTTATATAGTTTTGGGAAAGTTTTATATATAGGGGTCTCTATAGGGGACTTTACCCAAAGTACCTCAGAACTCCACTTGTTATCACTTAACTCCACTTGGAGAAAGAGAGGGTAAAATTGAGTATAGAGCATAATAATGTGTTACTAGATGAGAATGGTAAGCCTATGGTCGATGAGGATGGAGATATAATTAGAATCTCTCCTAGAACAGGTAAACCTGTGCAAAAGAAGTTCTCACCTAAGTATAAAGGTGGTAAGAAGAAAAAGAAATGCCCTAATAAGTCGAAGAATGGGAAGAACTCTCCTGTGATCGGTATGAACGGTTATGATTTGCAACCGGGAGATAATACTAATACGATGATGGTGGGGATTGAGATATTCAACTTGCCTGAAATCGACTTTGATAATGCGGATGAGGTGAATCAGAGGATAAATGAGTTCTTTGGTATATATGCTAAGTATGATATGAAACCGACTGTTGTAGGGTTAGCGATGTCACTAGGGATAAGTAGGTACAAGCTGATGGCTATTGTTAATGATAGACCTATTAATAGTCAAGGGTACTATGCAAATGTAAACATTTCCGTTGCCACGTCAATCAAAAAAGCACACAATCTTATGGAGAATATGTGGGAGCAATACATGAACTCAGGTAAGATTAACCCAGTAGCTGGAATTTTCCTCGGTAAAAACAACTTTGGGTATGCTGACAAGCAGGAGCATGTTGTTACACCAAACACTCAGAGGGACGATGAATTTAGTGCTGAGGATATTAGGGCAAGATATTTACCACCGACTATAGAAAACGACTAAGAAATTAAAAAACCACTAGCGACTATTCGTTAGTGGTTTTTTTATGCGACTATATTTTGATTTTACGAATTATAACTCTTATATCACGAACAACTATGGCTAGAATCTATCTAATTTAATTTTTAAGCGACTTTTATGCGACTATTGATAAAATTATCGACTATAAATAAAAAATCGCTTAAAACTCAATTTTGAGCCTTAAACGACTTTTATTTAAAAACGACTATAAACCTCTTCATGATCCGGGACTATAAAAACTCTTTTCCCGTCTCTCTGTCAATCCATGTAATCTTGATATCGCAGTCTAGGGCGTCGGCGATCTCCTCAAGTTCCTGAGTTCTAAAATTATCACGGCTAAAGATCTGAAATAGATTAGAGGGTGATTTATTTAGTCTCTTTGCCAATTCCGAACTTTTCACACCCTTGAACCCCATTATCATTTTTATAATTTTTGATTGATCCATTTTATTATCTCCTTTTATTTTGTAGTTAATACAATATCACACAAAATATATTTTGTCAAATAGCATTATTTATTATAAAAATAATCATATATATAAAGGAAAGAAAAATATTTATTAAAAAATAAAAAATATGCTTGACAAAATAAATAAAGAGGTGTATTATTTAATTACAAAATAAATAAAGTTAATTTTAAAATGAAAGTTGAGGTCATAAGATGTTGTACAAAGAAATGAGCATACACGATTTTGAGCCGTGGAGTGGTGCAGTCAATACGTATAGGAGATTAGAAAGGAATAACAAATTGAATGATCTTGAGTGGTCACTATCTGAAATATTTGGAAGAGATGACATTGAGGAAACTGATCTAAACGATCTATTATGGTTTGAGCCTGATACGGTGTACGAAATGGTCGGGCTTGAAACAGAATCAGAGATTGAGGACAGGATTGAAGAGATAGAATCAGAGATTGAATATGTGACTGAGTGCATGGATGTGCTCGATGAAGAGTTGGAAGAATGTGAACCGGGTTCCAATGAATGGCAAAGCGTCATGAACAGCCTTGTAAATCATAAGGTAAATATGAATGATTTATATGATGAATTGGACAGATTAAGAGAAGAATTAGAGGAATTTTAGAGAGGTGCAAAATGTACGATTATTATGAAGTAGTGAAAGAAGATATCAGAGAATATATAGAAGATAACATTGATTTTGAAGAGTATGAGAGCTTAGAGGAGTTAGAGGAATATTTAAACGATGTTTTATGGGTGACTGATAGCGTTACAGGAAACGCAAGCGGGAGCTATACGATTAGCACGTATAAAGCTATGCAAAATTTAATCGATAATCTTGATTTATTGGGTGAGGCGTTTGAGTGCTTCTGTTGTGATGTTAGCGATGTAAGTAAAACATTGGGACAAGGTGCAGAGGTTTGCGATGTGACAATCAGGTGTTATCTATTAAATGAATGTGTCCAATCGGTACTTGAAGAGATGGGGGAAGAGTTCGACAACGCCCATAATATGAAAGAGGTGTAACAATGATAGATGTTATAGATAAAATATATAGTGTACTGTATGAAGTCGATAGGTGCAGAGGGTCATACTTTTGGCGTCCTGCTAGTAGTGCAAGCACAAGGCGACACAATGAGCGAAAACATAATATTGACCCCTTTGAATGGTCAGAGGGTGGGGACACTTACACGGCTAGATTCGTGTATGAGGAGACTTGTAACAACGTATATGCCTATGGTGTCTATACTAAAAACGGCAAGAAAACAACATTGACAGCAATCAAGAACAGTTTGAAGAGGATGGAACAGAAAGGAATATAAAGAGATGGGAACGATTAATTTAGCAAGTGGAAATATAATTACATTGGGTTATGATGAAGATTATTATACATCTGATGAAGAGCTTAGGGAGTGGGCAATAGAGCAATTTGAAACAAATGCGGGTTTACAAGAGTGGTACACATTAGAGGGTTATATCAAACTCAGAGCTGAAGAGGATTATGCAGAAATGATACACGATACCGTATCAGATATTTATGAATGGGTCAAACGTGATATTGATGATACTAAACTTATATCGGGTATAATCAATATATGTATTGAACCCGGTTACTATTCAGGGGCTGAGTTAAGGCGTCAAATAAAGGCGATACCATGTTATTCAAGATATAGAAAGGTGGTTTAAAATGATACTACTAGCGATTATATTATTTCCAATAGCTTTATTACTGGATTTAGCCAAAAAATCATAATGATTTACCACCCTTTAAAGGGTGGTTTTTTAGTGCCCTGATTTATACATTTACTTGGTGGGTGTAGCTGTAGAATCTAATCTTGATTAGATGTATAAAGGGTATACCCTGGGGGGATTGCTGATCTGATCAGCCACCTCGGGTTAGTTGCTTAAATTCCCCAAAAAAATTAAAAAGGCTTATAAAAAGATAAATTTACAACACATTTAGTATTGACATAATATCATCATAGTGCTATACTACACATAAAGAGAGGTGAAAACATGATATTAAACAACATAGAACTAGACGTAAAGGTCAAATGCTTAGAGACAGATATGACCCAAGAAGAATTGGGGCAAGCCATTGGTACAACAGGTCAGTATATCAATCGAATCATCAAGCAGAAAAAAGATGGTATTGTTAATAAGACTTTTGTGTCGATGTTAGAGGCACTAGGATATGATATTGAGTTGACATATAGAAAGAGGGGCGAAAAGTAATGAAAGATTATGTAATACCAGATAACTTTAGCTCAGATTATTTTGAGATAGACGATGATATAACTGAGGACGAGGCAAACGAGATAGTGTGTCAATGGGGTTATGATGACATAGCGGAGTTTTTAGAGCGAGTAAAGGGTGAGCCAATGCCTTGGGTAAAATAGCAAGGTGCAAATATTTTTGCATATAGTGAAGAGGGGGTGTATTCCTATGAAGAAAGCGATAGCATATATAAGAGTATCTACAGAGGGTCAGTTTGGTGATGATAAGTACGGTGTTGATTCTCAGAAACAGGCGATTTTAGATTTTGCGAACGAGCAGGGTTATCAGATACAGAATTGGTATATTGATAAGATTAGTGGTACGACAGAAGAGCGACCTGAACTTGATAAGATTCTATATAGACCTGATGAATTGCCACAGCATGAGGCTGTGATTGTGTTTAAGAGCGACAGAATCGCTAGAGATACTAAATTATATTTCTATTACTTTTACACCCTCGAAAAGCGTAATATTAAGCTCTTATCGTCGGTTGAGCAGTTTGATGAGGGTAATGATTTTGCGAATATCTATAGGTCATTACTGATGTTTGTGGCAGAACAGGAGCGTAAGAATATTGCTCTAAGAACTAGCAAAGGGCGTCAGCTAAAGGCTCAGTGTGGGGGATATTCAGGTGGTAATAAGCCATATGGATATAGTGTGCTAGATGGGGTGTTGACCATTAACCCAAGTGAGCGAGGAGTAGTAGAGCTTATTTTTAAGAACAAGTCATTGCCATTATCTGATATTTGTGATATATTACAGGAGAATGGATATAAAACCCGTAAGGACAAGAGATTTCAGCCGTCTACTATTAGAAGTATCTTGCAGAATGAGAAATTTTATCAGGGTTTTTACAAGTATGGTGGCTCGAATTGGGTCAAAGGGGTTCACACCCCGATATTGATGGGGGCGTGCTAAATGTCAAGATCAAAGAAAATAGCTAATATAATCGGTGTAATTTTTGTCGGTATCGTTGCCGTGGGTCTTATAGGATGTATTACCATCGGTATTCTAGGGCAGAATGGGTTTATAAAAGCACCCACGCCCGATATAGATACAGTAAATGCGATTGATATCATGGATAAATATGAGGAAAACCAATATAATGCTGAGAAGTTATATGACGATGAGCGATTTAGGACAACAGCCACTATTGAAAATATCGGTGGGGATATAAACATCGTTGGTGGGATAGAGTTGATTATGATTGCTGAAAAAGATGGTAGAACTGAGCAATTTTATGCGTATTTTAAGGATAATCAGCGAGATGAAATAGCAAAATTAAGAGTGGGTGATAAGCTCACGTTCAATGGAACTATTTTGAATGGTAGGATTTGGAAAGAGTGTAGTATAGTAAAATAATATAAGAAGTTTAGATTAGGGGCGTTATCGCATAAGCGATAGCGTCTTTTTCTTTTGGGGGTTAAATGGGGATATTAGATAGAATTAAAAAGGAGATCGAGACGAATCTCGAGAATGTACAAGCATATGAGGACTATTACCACATATGTAAAGCCGATATATTTGGGGATAAAGATAGGGTTATTTCTCAGCTAAAATGGTTATCAGATGAGATTGAAAAGAATATAAGCGAGATTGTCGATAATGAGGAAATGCTCAGATTGTATCGTATACATAAACGAGTGTTGTTGGTATTAGCACCATGGGACTTTGAAAGCTACATGTTATATGTGGAGTGGGAGCGTGACCCGGATAAAAAGTTCTACATACCAAGGCGTAAGGCATTACATGACGTGGTGAAATCGTTACAAGATTTGGCAGATGACAAGTTAGACATACTATCAATCAGCTTACCGCCGGGTGTTGGTAAGAGCACACTTGCTATATTTTATTTAACATGGATAGCTGGTCGAGAACCCAATAAGCCGTCTCTAATCGGTTCACATTCCAATTCGTTCATTCGAGGTGCTTATGATGAGTGTTTGCGAATATTAGATCCATCAGGGGAATATTTATGGAGCGATGTGTTTTCGGGTTTATCAGTCACTAGCACTAATGCCAAGGATTGTCGAATCGATATTGATAGACGACAAAGATTTGAGACATTGGAGTTTACATCGGTCGGCACAGGTAATGCTGGATTGTATAGAGCAATGAGCCTATTATATTGTGACGATCTTGTATCGGGACTAGAAGTAGCACTATCGAAAGAGCGATTGGATAAGTTGTGGGGAGTATACACAACCGACCTTAGACAGAGAAAGCAAGGTAGTAAGTGTAAGGAGCTACATATCGCTACAAGATGGTCAGTACACGATGTTATAGGACGACTAGAGCGTGAATATGGGGGTAACGAGCGAGCAAAATTCATACGAGTTCCCGCTATGGATGAGAATGATGAATCTAATTTTTTCTACCCATACGATGTTGGGTTTACCACAGAGCAGTATCGAGAGCAACGAGAAATCATGGATGAGGCGTCATGGAAAGCAGTGTACATGAATGAACCTATTGAGCGAGAGGGTCTATTGTACAATGAAGAGGAGCTAAGGCGATACTTTGAATTACCTGATGGCGAACCCGACGCAATTATAGGGGTATGTGATACGAAAGATAAGGGTAAGGACTATGCGTTTTTACCAGTCGGATATAAATTTGGAAATGACTACTATATTGAGGATTGTGTATGTGACAACAGCTTACCACATATTGTAGACGCTCGGCTAGTTGCAGTGTTGATGATTAATGATGTTCAGATGTGTCGATTCGAGAGTAATTCAGCTGGGGGGAGAATAGCCGAGAAAGTAAATAAGGAGATAAAAGAACGAGGTGGTAATACTCGAATCACCACGAAATATACCACAGCAAACAAAGAAACCAAAATCATAGTCAATAGTGGTTGGATCAAAGAGCATTGCTTATTTAAAGATAAAAGTATGTATAAGCGACAGAGTGACTATGGCAAAATGATGGATATGTTATGCTCTTATACGGTGGTAGGTAAAAACACACATGACGACGTACCTGATGGAATGGCAATGTTTTCAGAGTTCGCCCAATCTATCACAAATGGTAAGATAGAGGTATTTGGGCGTCCAATTTAATACCATATATAGGATTTAAAATATTGACAGACACTATATATTGTGGTATACTATACTTATAAAAGGTCGGTCAAGGTTCAGAATGGTGCATAATTGCAAGTGATTACTTGTAGTTATGCACTATTTTTATTTGATAAGAGAGGGTAAAGTTGGCACACGAAATAGATACATCTAAGCCTAGACTAGGGGCGAGACAATTAAATGGTAGACGTGTCATTAAAATAGGTGCGTCAAAGGTTACGAGCGATAATTTGCTTAGTATTTTGGAAAAGGTTGAAATTGACCACGAGTTGAATCGTAGCGAGATTGACTATCTATATAAATACTATAAAGGCGACCAACCAATTAGATATAGACATAAGGAAATCCGTGAGGATATTTGTAACAAAATCGTTGAAAATAGAGCGAATGAAATCGTGGCATTTAAGGTCGGCTATCTTTGTGGCGAGCCTATTCAATATGTTAGCAGAAATGGTGGCGAAACAGTTGTCGAAGAGATTAACAGACTGAACGAGTTGATGTTCGCTGAGGACAAGGCAAGTCAAGACCAAGAGCTTGTTGAGTGGCAGATGATTTGTGGCACAGCATATAGATTGGTATTGGCAGATAAACCCAAGGAAGTCGATGACAGCCCATTCGAGATGTACACATTAGATCCTAGAGATACATATGTTGTTTACTCGAATGAAATTGGCGACAAGCCATTGCTAGCTGTTAAAGAGCGTGTCGATGAGGATGGTCGAGTATTCAAATCGGTCTATACCGACACGGATTATTATAGGATTTGCGATGGTGAAATTATCGAATCGAAAAAGCACATACTCGGGATGATTCCAATATTTGAGTACCCTGCTAACAATTCAAGGTTGGGTGCATTTGAAATCGTGCTACCACTATTGGACGCAATAAACACAGTCGATAGCAATCGTATGGATGGAGTGGAGCAGTTTGTACAAGCATACTGGAAGTTCGTAGGGTGTGATATAGATATCGATGACTTTAAGAAATTCCTCGAGGCGGGTGCGATTAAAATTCCACCTAATAGTCAAGGTGGCAATATAGATGTTGACCTTATTGTAAAAGAGTTAAATCAAGTACAGGTACAGACTTTGAAAAATGATATGTATCAGTCGGTACTTACAATATGTGGTATGCCTAACCGTAATGGTGGCACATCCACAAGTGATACAGGGTCAGCAGTTGTATTACGAGATGGTTGGTCAGACGCTGAGGCGAGAGCTAAAGACAGTGAGAATGTATTTAAGCGTTCAGAGAAACGAATGTTGAAGTTAGTTCTCAAAATTTGTCGAGATATGGGTGGTATGACACTCAGATTGAAAGATATAGACATGCGATTCACACGTCGAAACTATGAGGCAGTACAGAGCAAGTCACAGGTGCTAATCTCAATGTTAAATAACAAGATGATTCACCCACAGCTAGCATTTTCTCACAGTGGGTTGTTTACCGATAGCGAATCGGCATACACAATGAGCATGGACTATTACAATCAACATAAAGACGATGAAACGGAAACCACCGTTTTAGATAGTGACATCAGAGAAGATGTAAAAACACAAAATACTACAGAGAAGTAAAAACACAAAGAATCAGAGAAGATGTAAAAACACAGAAAGAGGGTATTATGGCGAAGATTGATTTGACAAAGATTGTCGGATATGAGGCGATGAGTGAGGCTGAAAAGTTGAAAGCACTCGAGGGTTATGAATTTGATGATCCTGACTACACAGGTTATGTGAAGAAAGAGATATTTGACAAAACAGCGTCCGAGTTAGCGTCTAAGAAGAAAGAGCTAAGGGATAAGATGAGCGAAGATGAGCAAAAGGCTCAGGAAGATAAAGAGGCATTTGACGAGTTGCAGACAGCCTATGCGAATCTTAAAAGAGACAGTGAGGTCTCCAAGTACAAGGCTCAGTTCTTAGCAATGGGCTATAGCGATGAGTTGGCTACAGATACAGCCACAGCAATGGTTGATGGGGACAACGACAAAGTGTTCGCAAATCAAAAGGCACATCTACAAGGGATGGAAAGCAAGATTAAGGCAGATATCCTCAGTTCTACACCAAAGCCCGAGGGTGGTAATACGGATAAGAAACTTACCCTAGAGGCATTTAGAAAGCTATCACCAAGCGAGCGATTGGAGTTCGCAAATGCGAATCCAACGGAATATGAGGCACTATATACAGGGGGTAAAGAATAATGGCACACACAATATATAGTAATTTTTATCTATCAAATGAGATTGAGGACGCATATAAGTCACATCTCGATTTGACAAAGTTTTGTAAGGTTGACAACACTCTAGTTGGTACACCGGGCATGGAGCGTAAGATTAACGTGTACAGTGCAGTGAATGGAGCTGAAAAGCTAGCAATGGGTGCAGGAAACACAAAGTCAATCGAGGTTAAGTACACAGAAAGACCTTACACAATCGCACTAGCTCAGAGCAGATTCGAGTATTTTGACGAACAGAACATGACAGATCCAATGCTTGTCCCAACAGGACTAAAGTACATGGGTGCTGATATGTTTAATACAGTAAATGCTGATATCTTTGCTGAGTACAACAAGGCGAAACTAAAGGTACAGCCAAAGGCATATGATTTTGGGGCATTTGCTGACGCACTCTCACTTATCAATGTCGAGGACACTGATAATGACCCACAGGACATCAACGCATTTGGTTTTGTAAACCCAAAAGACATGGCATTGGTACGTAAGGCTCTAAAAGATGACCTAAAGTATGTCGAGAGTTTTGCGAGAACAGGTTATGTAGGTACTGTAGCAGGAATCAATCTCTACACAAAGAAAGACGCAGTAGCTGGTACTTGCATTGTCGGTGTGAAAGACGCTGTAACACTCTTTAATAAAAAGGGTACAGAAATCGAACAGCAGAGAGACGCAAATATAAGAAAGAATAGTATTTTCTCAAGAAAATATTATGTTGCGGCACTCACTGATGAGACAAAGGCAGTGAAGATTATCATCACACCTTAATTTGGTTTTCATTCATTTTTTCTTTTCAATGGTAAGGGGGTAGCAAAGTGACAGATGATGAAAAACTCAGTATGGTAAAGGCAATGTCAGAGGGGGTTGACACTGATGAAACTTTGCTCACCTACCTCAAAATTGCAGAGAAGAAAATATTAAATAGGTTATATCCGTTTGGTGATGATAAGAAAACCATACCTGAGAAGTATGAAATAATGCAATGCGAGATAGCAGTATACTTGCTCAACAAAAGAGGAGCAGAGGGGCAGACAATACATGCTGAGAATGGTATTTCTCGAAGTTATGAATCCGGGGATATAGCTGAAACGCTACTCACTCAAATCACACCTATTGTGGGGGTGGTAAAGTGAAATGCTTAGAGCGAAATAAGATATCATTTTGGTATTCGCCCTATATCGACAAGTCGGAGATAATCGACGAATATGGCAATGGGACAGGTGAATATCGAATCGATAGAGCTGATCCAATAAAACTCAGAGCTAATATATCGTCGGCAAAAGGGGAGACAGAAAGTCAACTCTTTGGTGACACTGAAAATTATGACCGTGTAATCGCATTAGATAAAGTGTCGCCACCGATAGATGAGTACACTATTTTGTGGATAGACACCGTACCTTTACTCACAACGAGTGGTGAACTGAGACGAGACGCAGATGGTCAAATCTTAACACCACATGACTACATCGTGAAGAAAGTCGCAAAGAGTCTTAATTCGACACTTGTGGCGATTAGTAAGGTAACGGTATCGTAATGCAGATTAAGGTGGAGTTGTCGCAGGATAGTGTCGATAAAGCAATCCAAAAGTTAGAGCGATATAAATCGGGACTCTTGGAAAAAGAACAAATTTTGCGTGAGGAGATAGCGAAAGTGCTAGAATCTCACGCTCAGTCAGGTTTTGATTCAGCGATTGTCAGTGACCTACTAAACGGTAGAACTGAGAAAGCTAATGTGACGGTGTCACACACAAGTAGTGGCAATACAACAGTTGTAATCGCAAAAGGCGAGGACGCAGTGTGGATCGAGTTTGGTGCGGGTGTATACCACAATGGTTCGGTTGGTCAATCTCCTCATGAAAAAGGTAACGAGATGGGGATGACGATAGGTAGTTACGGTCATGGTCTAGGTCGAAGAGATGTGTGGGGATATATGGACGGTGGTGAACTTATACTCACTCACGGTACGCCAATGCAATCACCGATGTATGAGGCACTTATGGTAGTGTGTTCGGAGCTACCAAAGATAGTAAAAGGGGTTTATGGATGATAGATATAGAAAACGAAATATTCAATGCTGTATCTAAGCAGTTAAGAGCAATGTACAAGAATATATTTATCACTGGTGAATACGTGAAAGCACCACCATCATTCCCTTGTGTATCTATCGTGGAGATGGACAATCAGGCTTATCGTAGGACTAGAAGTACAGATTGTGTCGAGAATCACGCTCAGGTGATGTATCGAATCAATATCTACTCAAACAAGGTTAGTGGTAAAAAGGCTGAATGTAAAGCTATATTATCGATTGTGGACGATGTATTTAGTGGGTTAGGGTTTAATCGAATGGGTGCGAGCCCTATACAAAACGAAAACGACGCTACAATCTATCGAATGGTTGCTCAATATAGAGCAGTTATATCAACATCAAAGAAAATTTACAGGGGGTAAAGATTATGGCAATAATCACATATAAGACTTTTCTGATGAAAAAGGGCACATCGACTTGGGAAAAGGTACTAGATATCACAAGTTTTCCTGACCTCGGTGGTGCACCTGAAATGCTAGATACAACAACACTATCAGACAGCATGAAAACATCTGAGCCGGGAATCCTATCAGGTGGTACACTCGAGTTTGGTGCTAACTACACACTAGCTGATTATAAAAAGCTAAAGGCACTCGAGGGTAAAGAAGAGGAGTATGGAGTATGGTTTGGTGGCACAGAGACAGCCGGGGCACTAACACCAAAGGGCGATGATGGTAAGTTTAAATTCAAGGGCAAGCTAACAGTGACCCCGCCTAATGGTGGTAGTGTCAACGAGGTTGTTAAGATGAAGATTTCTATCGCACCATCAACACCTATCACACTAGATACTACAGTATAAGCTAAAGATACGAAAAGGAGAGATATAAAATGAAACAACTAAAATTTACTTACGATGGAACAGATTACACACTAGAGTTTACACGAAAGACCGTAGCAGAGATGGAAAAGAGAGGGTTTATTGCGTCAGAAGTTGACACAAAGCCAATGAGCACTCTTCCTGAACTGTTTGCTGGCTCATTTCTAGCACATCACAGATTCGTACAGCGTAAGCTAGTTGATGAGATTTACGAGAAGATGAACAACAAGTCCGAGCTAATAGGTAAGTTGGCAGAAATGTATAACGAGCCTATCCTGACACTTGTTGAGGAGCCGGCAAAAAAGGGAAACTTGGAGTGGACGACGGATTTTTAGAGGATTCGTCGCCCTACTCAATGGATGATAGGAGAGAGGTTTTACTTAAAAATCTCTCTCTAACACCTTATACGGATATTTTCGACGAACAGTTCCCATATTATTTGGCAATAGGTATGACGTATGACCAATTTTGGAATGATGATCCAACCATAGTCAGGGCATTTAGAAAAGCTGAGGAAATTAAAACCACGAAAGCTAATCAGATGGCATGGTTACAAGGTCGGTATATCTATGACGCAATATTAAGAGTAACACCTGTTATTGGTGGTCATGAACCTATCGAATATCTCAGTGAGGCATATCCAATCGGAGATACAGCGATAGAAAAGGCTCAGGAAAAGCAGGAAGAAACAAATAGAGCTAAGGCTAAGCAATTCATGGAAATGTTCGCAGTGAACAATAACGCAAGATTCAGCGAAAAGGGGGAAGAAGATGTCAGACGCAATGAGGATTGACGCACTGGAAATACAGATACAGACATCGTCACAGTCGGCAGTCAATGGTGTCGAGGCTTTAACGAGCTCTCTCTCAAAACTTAGAGATTCCCTAAAAGGTGGGATAGGGTTAGATGGCGTTATTGGTGAGTTGAAAAAACTCGACGATACAACCCGTTCTTTAGATGGGTCAGCGTCGGTAAAAATTAGAAATTTATCAAATGCTATCAAAACCTTGTCCGATGTTAGCAAGAACAAAATATCATCCTCTCTCGGAAACCAACTCAAAAAAATATCAGATGGGTTAAAGGATTTCAAGGGTGGTGATTATTCATATCTAAACGAATTATCAAGAAGTTTGGCTAGTCTATCACACATTAAAAGTGGGTCGGGTGTAAAGACACTTGTAACACAACTCAAAGAATTACCCGCTATAGCGAGGGAGTTAAAGGCGTCAGATATGCAAGGTTTTGTAGCTACCCTAAAGAGCCTAACGGGGGCTCTAGCACCATTGGGTTATGTTATACAAAAATTGCAAGGCAATATTAGTAATTTACCATCTAAATTCTCAAGATTAGCATATACATCGAGTAGGGTTGCTGAGGCTAATGCTAGTCTAAAAAGCAGTCTAGTAGGTATATACGCTAAGGCAAAGATGGTATGGGTTGGTTTTTCACAACTCAGAGAAAAACTCAGTGGGTTTATAACGGAATCAAACAAATATATCGAGGACTTGAACTTATTTACAGCGTCGATGGGCGAGGGGTCAAAATCAGCACAGCGATTCGGTGAAAAAGTGAGTGACGCAATGGGAATTGATCCAGCTGAATGGATGAGGAATCAAGGTATATTTAATACTATTACTGAGGGATTTGGTGTCGCTAGTGATAGAGCACATATCATGTCAAAGAATCTAACACAGCTAGGATATGACTTATCATCATTCTTTAATATTAGTTATGAAGATTCTATGCAGAAATTACAGTCAGGTCTAGCTGGTGAATTAGAACCACTAAGACGACTAGGATTTGACTTATCTGTAGCTAGGTTACAGCAAGAGGCGTACAACCTCGGTATAAATCAGAGCGTGAATAGTATGACACAAGCTGAAAAGGCTCAGTTGAGATACCATGCTATTTTAACCCAAGTAACAGTGGCTCAGGGTGATATGGCAAGGACAATCGACGCACCTGCTAATCAGCTAAGAATATTCAAAGCTCAGATAACACAGGCGTCTAGGGCAATCGGTAATATGTTCATCCCAATGCTACAGGCTATACTACCATATGCAATCGCAGTGGCAAAAGTAATCACCTTGATGGCGAATGTGCTAGCAAGATTATTTGGATATAAGAAAGTTGATATCGATTACAGTAGCGTCAAAAAAGGTAGCAGTGCTCTAGGTGGTATGACTAACAACGCAAATAATGCGGGTCGAGCACTAGGGGGTGCTACAAAGAAAGCTAAAGAACTTAAAAACGCACTATTAGGAATCGATGAACTACACATCATCTCACCATTAGATCAAGGCTCAGGTGGGTCAGGTGGGGGTGGTGGAATCGGTGGTGTAGACGGTCTAGGAACAGGTATGGATTTTGACTTAGATTCTTATGATTTTACACTAGGTAAGATTACACCAAAGTTCGAGAAGATTTTCCAAAAGATGAAGAAATGGCTCGGTCTCGACAAAGAAATAAATAGTTGGAGCGAGTTAATGGACACTAGATTTGGTCACATACTCGAAGAGGTGGTAGCCATAGGTGTCGCATTTGGTACGTGGAAAATTGCGAAAGGTTTGTTATCGGCAATTCGAGAGATTGAAAAACTAGGTGGTGTCTTTAATGGCATAACCGTAGTAGGAGCGATTCTATTTGTCCAAGACATACTAGAATTTGTTGAGGCTATACATAGAATTGCTAAAGAGGGTGCAGATTTTTCAACAGTTGGAAAAGCTATATCGGAATTTACAGGCATGCTCGGTGATTCCCTCATAATTCTCGGCAAAACCAAGATCGGTGGGGCACTAAAAGTAGTGCAAGGTATTGGCGAAATAGTCACAGCCTTACGTCATATCTCTAAAAAGGGTATTAACTTTGATGACATTCAAGATGTGATTCAAGGCATTGGAAACATCGGAATAGCTGTCGGAATTATGACAAGTAATTGGAAAACCCTTGGTGTCGGAATGATAATACAAGGTATATCGGGCACAATAGACGAGTTGCGAAAAGCAATAAAGGTGTTCAAAAAAGATGGGGATTGGTCAGGATTTTTCTCAGCTAAACTCATTATCAGTGCAATCGAAATGATGGCAGGAGTGGGTTTGGCATTAGGCTGGTTTTCAAAGCTAAAGTTCCCATTTAAAAAAGCAGATGTCCTAGAAAAAACAAAAACCATTACAGAGGCGACAGAATCCGTAAGTCCGGTCAAGTCAGGAATGACAGGTAAGCTAAAGAATTTAGCGAAAGATATGGGACTAGGACTTGTGATAATGGGTGAGGTAATCGTCGCTGTAGCATTATTTGTTGGGGCGATTGCTCTCATAGGATTTGAGCTTGGACTTGTTGGTAAGGCTTGGAAACCTGTAATTGAAAATAAAGACGACATCATAAAGGGTGTCGGACTAGGTACGCTAACACTTGTTGCAGTCGGTGGGGTTACATATCTACTCGGTCAAGCGGGTAAGGAAATTGCACCTAACATGGCAATCGGTATAGCTGTATTGGTTGAGATAGGAATAGCAACAGCGATATTCCTCGCAGAGATTATCATCGTTGCAAAACTATTAGATATGGTTGGTAAGGCTTGGCAACCTGTTTTGGAAAATAGCGACACCATTAAGAGGGGTATTAAATATGGCACATTATTGCTAGTTGGAATTGGTGTTGTTACAGCCGGACTAGGTTTTATAACAGTAGGAACAGCAGGCACTATACCAATGGCGATTGCAATAGGTACAGCATTGTTGGTGGAGCTAGCTGGAGCACTTGTACTATTTGTAGATAGCCTTGTCGATGTCGCTAATAGTCTAAGTGGTAGACTAGCACCTGCTCTAGGTAGGTTAAATGATAAGCTACCAAAACTAAAAGACGATATGTCGGACTTTACTAAGTTTATGGGTGATTTTGCAGAAGAGGTATGGGACTATACAAAGAACTCAGCCATAGCTGGATTTGGGGCAACAATCGATAAGGTGCTAGATTTCTTCCTAGCAGATCCAATCGAGCGTTTGTCCGATGATGTCCACGACATAAGCACACAAGCCTCATCTCTAAGACGAGAATTGAAGAAAGCTATACCTAGGTTAGAAGATTGTAGAGATTTGATGACAAGCTATAAGGGTGCATTGCGAGAACTTAGAAAGGTCATAGGTAAGAATAGTGGAAACTATAATTTATCCGACAATCTAAGTGTTAGTGTAACAGTGCGAGTAAATCTCACTAAGAATGGATGGTCAACAATAGGATCATTCATAGGTGACATCCCAACCCTCAGTCAAAGAATTAGTCTAAGGCGTAAAGATTGGCGAACTGTTAAAGAATGGGTAGGTGATATACCTGTACTCAGTCAGGCAATACAACTTATTAAGAGAGGTTGGACAACAGTTGCGTCATGGGTAGGGGCTGGTGGAAATATCACAGTAAGTGTATATCTAAGGCTTGCTCGAGGACATAGCTTAGAGAATCTCATCGGAACATCAATCACTATCGATGTATCGCTAAAGAAAAAGAATTGGAAATCGGTTAAACATTTCTTTGGACTATCAGGTGGGGGATATTTCAACTCAAATCTCTTTGGTACATTCGCAGATGGTGGCTATATGCGAAATGGTAATCAGACACATTGGGGTAATATACCAATGTATGCTAATGGTACTAGCAACGCTCTACATGGCTCAATGTTTATAGCTGGCGAATCCGGGGCAGAAATGGTCGGACATATAAACGGTCAGACAGAAGTTTTGAATCAGTCACAAATCAAATTGGCGATGAGGAGTGCTGTAATCAGTGGTATGCTACAGTTCACAGGGTATTGGTCACAGATGAACAATCTCCTAGTAGCTTGCACAAATTCGGTGATTAATGCGATTTTGGTGAGTGCTGAGGCAATCAATAGATCTCAAACAGCAGTACAAGATTATGACCTCTCAGAAAATGTGGCAAATAGCCTATTTACAGAAAGTCAAAGGTTGACAGCCCAATCTCGAGCAGAGGGCACATCACAGCAGGAACTTGCTGACCTATTCAGAGAGTATATCGAACCTACACTGAGGGAGATTGCGATAGATACTAAGCGACAAGCAGATAAGAGCGAGCGTACAGTGGTTCAGATTGGTAATAGGACAGTAAGTGACGTGGTTGAAACTCAGAGGAACGCTAATGGATTTGTATTTGCAAAGTAAGGGGGTATAACATGGCTTATATTTCAATCAACGGTTACGCATTACCCCCTTGCAAAAGGGGAGTGAGGATAGTTCTCACAACAGCCGTAAATGCGGGTCGAGATGGCAACGGTGCAGTTGTTGGTCAGAGAATCGGACGAGACCAATATAAAATAGATGGATTGGAGTGGGCGTGGCTCACAGCAAGCGAATGGCAGAGAATATTGTCATTGCTACAAAACTTTTATGTTAATGTCACATTCAATGACCCTTATACAAATGCTCGAAAAACACTTAGGATGTATTGTGGCGATAGAACGGCTGAACCTTATTGGGTTACGGAAGATGGGACACCTACACATTACAGAAATTGTAAAGTCAATCTAATCGACACAGGTCTATAAGGGGGAGTTATGCAGAAAGTATCAAAAGAATATCAGGCTAGTATGAGCTCGCCATTGCGAGAGAGGGCATTTATTCAGGTATCTTTTGGCTTGATAAATCAGACAGCACAGACCGAGGCGAAACTGAGAGCTAGTAACGAATCGTATTACTCTAGTTCGGCAAGCGTGCTAACCTTTGGGGCGAATAATGTGGAGTATGCCACATTGGAGCGAAATTTTACAAAGGTGGACGGCAGTATGCGATTCCTACCTAGAGAGGATTTAGATGTTATTTACCATGACACAGGGATTGTGTCGGAAAGCACACTCGAGACGGAAGAATTTGCACTTTTGGTAAATTTTGGGAGCGAGGAAATCAGTTTTAAGGGATTTTCAATAGACTTTGGATATAACTATCCAACAGCGTTTAAAATCGCTACAAACAACGGAAAACGACTTAATATAACGAATAACGATAAATCGTTATGGGTAACAGATGAAACCTTTGATAAAGTGCGAGGAGTGACCATCTTGGTACGAAAAATGAAGTACGAGGGTTGCCGAGTGCGAATAAAGTCACTACAGTTTGGGTTGGGCTTGGTATATGGCAATGAATATGTGTTAGACAGTTCACTTGAATCGTATGTGTCTCCAATTTCAGCAGATATCCCACAGATTGATTTTATGGTCAAACTCAAAAATGACGATAAATACTTTAATGTGGACAACCCAAAGTCAGCGATAAACTATTTTGAGACAGGTCAGCAACTCAGTGTTATGTATGGCTATAAGTTACCCGATTCTAATAATGTAGAATGGGTCAAAGGTGGTCAGCTTGTTTGTACGGAATGGGAGAGCGATGATAACACAGCGACAATTCGAGGCACAGATTTACTCAGAGGGTTAGACAGAGAGTATAGTATGGGTCAATATTCATCGGTAGGGGTTAGTTACTACGACGCCCTCACAAGTCTATTTAGAGAGATGAATATTAAAAAATATTACATAGAGCCTAGACTAAAATTACTTAAACTCAAAAATCCAATACCTCGAGTGAAGTTGAAAGAGGCAATACAGCTATTAGCGAACGCTTGTAGGTGTACAGTATCTCAATCAAGATGGGGTGAGATACAGATAAAGTCAAATTACATACCTGAATTAAATATCAGTTCTGATGATGGGGATAGAATGTCGAATCTAGCGAATGTACTTAAACCGGGTCAAAAGGTGGAGTTTGCTAGACTTGATAGAGATTACACCACAGTTGATGGTAGTATGTTTTTTGCAAATAGAACAGGGGTGTCAGGGAGACCTGTTGGGTTTGTATCAAATAGAGCGACAGATTCCACAGGAGCGTTCGCCAACCCGGTCAAAATTGCAGTCACAATGGATAATATAAGGGCATACTATAATGTCAATATTGAGTTTGGAAACACATTGCCGTCTTTATTTACAATCGATACATATAATAATGGTGTAAATACAAATACTTTTACTGTGGATAGCTCAGAGATTAGTAAAAAGATGTCGGTCATACGAGATTTTGGCGAATGTGACAAGATGGTATTCAGTTTTGAGGAAACCATCAAACCTAACAACCATGTGGTAGTAAGGCGAATCGGTTTAGAGACGGCTACAAACTTTATGATAACTAGACGAGATATGTTGTCATCGCCAAAGGCTATAAAGCAGGAATCGATTAAGGAAATCATAGTACCTTATTACACTTATCAGGAATCGGACAAAGTGGACGTGCTAATTTCAGAGGATATCGAAGTCGCACAAAATCAAGTGATTACATACTACTTTGATTCACCTTGCTATGATTTTAACGTGTTAGTCGATGATAGATCTAATCTAGCAAGCATTGTTAGTAAGTCAAATTATGCAATATCATTGAGATACCAAGTGGCAGGCAAGCATAAGCTGGAAATAAAGGGTCGCAAGTACAATATTATTGAGAAACAAGTCGGAGTGTCACTGAATAATCGAGGTCGGGTCATTAAGTGGTCAAACCCACTACTAAGCGATGAGCAGATGGCGAATCAGCTATTACAATGGCTCAAAGAGTATTATACATCAGGAATTGAGTATGAATATGATACGAGAGGAAATCCTGAGTTAGACGCAAATGATATTGTAAATCAGGAAAACGAATTTCATCCTGATATGCAAGTATGTATATATAAATATAACATGAAGTTTAACAATTCATTTTCAGCAAGTGTGGTAGCAAGGCGACAAGGGGGGTAATATGTGGCAGAATCCAAAAACCGATTGGGCAGTAAAATATAAGGATGGTGTGTATGACGGTGATTATTTTAACGCAGAAGATTATAACCGTATTAAAAATAATCTGATCCATTTAAGTGAGCTGGCGAATGCGTTATACCCACCTTTTCAAATCGTAGAAATGGGGTCGGACAAACGAGTAGGAGACTATTTTTATGCCGATGAGATTAATAATTTTGAACACAATCTCGAGGTGATTAATGCAAATACAGTACATCTCAACATTGGGGAGACAGTTCAATTTATGTCAGATGAGGCAGTGATGGGTTTTTCGGACTTAAATCGGTTAGAGCGAGAAATACTTAGGCTCTACAACATTCTACAAAATTCATATGATAACAGGAGACAGTTGGCAATAACACTCGAACAAAGAAAGGTGGCAATTTAGATGGCAAAACTTAGAACAGATTATAATGACGCAATCTACACGGGAAGTAAGAAGTACAATATTGTTGAGAATGATGATGGCACAGTCTCATTAGAAGATAAAACGGTATACTATCAGAGAGACAACACGTCACTCTTTGGGGCAAATGATATCAATATGATTAATAAAGCAATAAATGATATAAATGAAAAGCGAGAGAATGGCACGCTAGATTTTGATATAGAAAGGCTAGATAGACTGGATGAAAATTCGCTCGATACAAAATGTATATTTATAGTAAGTAAAGGTGGCAAATTGTATAAAACCACCACTAGAGCACTTGCTGAGTATCTTGGAAAGACGTTGTCATCGCCTAGTAATGTATATTGGAATAATGGTACATGGTCATGCCCGGGCGATGGTTTTATCACGCTTAGAGGCACAAGCTCTAGGTCAGCGTCATATATGCTAATATATATAGCAAATAAAGCGGGAGAAACAGTATGCTCGCTATATGGTAGTGGTGCTAATGGCACATTCACAACGATGTTCCCTGTCCATAAGGGACAAGAATACCGTACATCTTATGCAGTTGGGCAATCCAACATTGAGGCAATATACACAAAGCTAGGTTAAGAAGGGGAAGTATGACAGCAGTAGTTATTTCAATCACCGTTGGGATTTTAGCAATCATAAGTACGATAGTAAGAGGGTTTAATTGGTTAGCTAAGAAAATAGAATCTGACTACCAAAAATCTCTCGATAACAACAATGCTAAGAATACCATTGAGGAAATCACTCGACAACTCAATGCTAACTCGGTTGGAACTAGGGCAATGTTACGATTCAGACTGAGGTCGGAAATGTTAGTAGCAATAGAGCGAGGATGGAAGTCAATCATCGAGTTCGAGGATATGACCACTATGTTTGAGGCATATAAAGAACTCAATGGCAATGGTACTATGGACGATATTTATAGGCACTATTGTGCGTTACCAATTAAAGATATTAATACCCTTATTGATTGTGGGTGTTAGGAAAGAGAGGTTAAGATGAATTTAAAACTCAGACTAAAAAACAAGGTCACACTACTAGCTATAGTATCAACAGCTCTAGCTATTGTGTACACATTTCTAGGTATGGTGGGAGTAGTACCATCGGTTACTCAGGAACAGTGGCACAATCTATTTGTGATAGTAATACAATTACTTGTACTACTAGGAGTAGTAGTTGACCCAACAACAGATGGTGTAAAAGATAGTGCTCAGGCAATGGCTTATACCGAGCCAAGAAAGGATAATTAAAATGGCATTTGAATTTATTACACAGTACAACAGCCCTAACTACACACCGGGTAGAGAGGGTCACTCGATAAAGCGAATAGTGATCCACCATTGGGGGGCTGATGGACAGTCCTTTATGGGAGTTGTTAATTGGCTTTGTAGAAATGGTAGCGAATCATCAGCACACTATGTACTAGAGGACGGTAGAGTAGCTTGTATAGTAAACCCAGAGGACACAGCTTGGCATGCAGGTAATTGGAATGCGAACCTAGAGTCTATTGGTATTGAGTGTCGACCTGAAATGACTGATGGCGATTTACGCACCCTAGCTGAACTCATCAGTATTCTTTGGGAGACATATGGATATCTACCTCTTTGTGGTCATAAGGACATCAAGCCTACAGCTTGTCCGGGTAGGTATTATCCTATGCTTGGTCACATTGAAGAACTTGCTAATGGATCAAGTGCTGAGGTTCTTCCTGAACCATCAGTACCTACACTAGCTCCAAGTTCATTGACAAAGAGTGTGGATGAACTAGCAAAGGAAGTATTACAGGGACTATGGGGAAATGGTGACGCTAGGGAGCAGGCACTTACTGACGCGGGGTATGACTACAATGCCGTACAGAATGCCGTTAATATGGCAGTTCTAGGGACATCATATCACCCAATCCCTGAGCCAACATACTCGGTATCTGATCTAGCCAATCAGGTGATTAGAGGTGATTGGGGTATCGGTTCGGATAGAGTAGCTAGATTAACTAATGCTGGATATGATTACGATACAATCCAAGCAGAGGTTAATAGAGTGCTATTAGGTTAATTTGTAGTAAATCTTAGTTGATTTATATATCTCAAAAGGAAAATCCCACTAATAATTAGTGGGATTTACCTTTTTACTAAAAACACATATCCGATGTGAGTTGAGGTCACAAAATAAGGGTTCGGATATGTGCACATTGGTATCGCCTAGGGGAGTCGAACCCCTGATTCAGCCGTGAGAGGGCTGAAAAGGTTGAGTGATTGCAATGCTTACATCGATTTTGGCACGGCTGATGGCACAGGTGTGTTCATTTTAGTTGCTGTATCTGCAATGGTTTCTTCATCAATGTGGGTGTAAATATTTGCTGTCATCGTAATTGATGCATGCCCCATTAAATATTGAGCAACTCTTATGTCTACACCTGCCTTTTGTAAGTCGGTACAGAATGTATGACGCAGGCAATAAGGCACAAGATCCTCGGCAATAGGATAAGGTGGAACAAGTTGATTTCTATGCATCTTACAACCAGCTGCCAAATTCAATTCTCTTTTAAATGCATTCCATAAATGCTGCCTTCCGCTTTCATCTAATTTTTTACCTACTGTATTTGTACAGATTGTTGTAAAAGGATTTAAATTAGATGGAATCCTATCGTAGAGATAATCAGGAATAGGCACAAGCCTTTCCTTATTACCTGTTTTAGTTGCGATAATTTTTACTAGCTTTTTATCTCTATCAATATCCATTCCACGAATAGCAGCTGCTTCAGATGGGCGACACCCGCAGAAAAGCATAAAAAGATAAAATAAAAATCTTGGGTTGGTGTCAGCAACTTCAAGAATGTATTTTCTTTCAAAATCTGTTATAGCTCTTCTTTTGCTCCTGGTTCCTGAAGGCTTTACCAACCCCGTGCATGGATTATCAATTATAAGTTTGTTGTCCACGGCACTACGGAAAATGGCACACATGCCTTGATAAACTTTATTAATTGAATCAGCAGAGTAACCTTCGAGTGAATTTAAAACTTTTTGGCAGTGAAGAGGTTTGACTGCTTTGAGTGGCAAATCTCCGATTGTACTCAAAACATGTTTTTTCATTTTGCAATCATAATTTTTTTGAGTTATATCTTTGCATCCAACTCTATAAGTTTTTACATATTCGTTGTACCAATCTTTTACATGCATACTACCACATAGCATGACACGTCCTTCTTCGAGATCACGTATCTTATTAGCCATTTTGATAATTGCATCAGTCTCTGATTTTCCTCTAACAAAATATCGCTTACCTTCAAATGTAAAAGACTTTCTATATTTATCACTCATACTAATCCCTCTCAAATTAAAAAGCTTTTGCAAACAACATTTTTATCAGTTGTTTTTACGATTTTTTAAAATTGCAACCAAAGCGAGCACTGCACAAATTAAGCACCAAATAGACCAAATAATTAAATCACTATAGCTTCCTGCATTTGTTAGTCCCATCACGGCAGCTAAACCGAAGATCACAATAAGTGCAATATTGCCGCCTTTACCAACCTTATTTCTAACCGCAATAGAAACGATTCCGCCAGCGAGCATCAATATTGCAACTAAAAGTCCCGCAGAACCGCTCACTTCGTTGTTATCAGCCAAAGCATTACTAAGTCCTGCCATACCAGACTGAAAAGCAACAAAGACACTTAGGATAATTGACAAAATACCTGATACTAATTTCCATGTTTTCATTTTATTTACTTCCTTTCTTAATAAAAACATATACACTAAAGTTTATTGCATAAAGCAATCTGATTTGATTGCCAAACGAATAACAAAATTTATGTACTTATTTCATGTTGTGGAATACGCCAACGCATTCACCCAAGATTGTCACCTCTGAAGCGTCAACAATCATTGGCTCAAATTCTGAGTTACATGGACTCAACAAAATTGTATCTCCTTGCCAAAATACTTTCTTTAGAGTAGCCTCACATTCAGAGTTTAGTAGCACAGCGTATACTGAGTTATTTTTGTAATCATAAGTCTTTTTTATAAAAGCGATGTCGTTATTAGAGATGCAAGCATCAATCATACTATCACCACGTACACGTACGCAGAAATCTGCTTTTACGGATTGATCTACGAAAAAATATCCATCGAAATTCTCTTCGCAGAAAATACCATTTCCAGCACAGATGTCGCCCAACATCGGAGTAGGGCGAGACGCAGGAAATGAAATGTTGGTTATATTTGTCAAATCATCTTCATTTTGATTTAATCTAACTAATTGACTACCATCGGTCATTCGAATTAAATCATCTGCCGACATAGACATTACTTTAGCAGCCTTTTTAAATGTATCAATAGAGGGTAGTAGCTGCTTAGAACTTTTAGGATTTTTATTTTTCTCTAACATCGAGATATAACCCTTACTTAAACCAGCTTTTGCAGCGAAGGTTTCCATTGTCATGTTGTTTTCTTCTCGAAACTGCTTTATTATTTCACCTAAAAACATAAAATCACCTCTTGTTTAATATAATAACCTTTTTGCGAAAAACAAGCAAGGAAAAAGTTTAATAAAATAAACAAAAACTATTGACAATAAAAGTTTAATATATTAAACTCAAGAAAACGGAGGGAATAAAAATGAAAAACACTATTAAAAAAGAAAGAGAAAATCTTGGAATGACACAAGCAGAACTTGCTAAAAAGTCAGGAGTTGCACGAACAATTGTATCTGGGTTAGAGAGTGGCAGAATTAAAGTTACTACTACTGATACGATTGAAAAAATAGCTTGTGCTCTCAACAAAAAAACTACAGATGTATTTTTTTAATTTAAAAGTTTAATATATTAAACGAAAAACAAGAAAGGAGAAAGAAAATGAAAGATTGGGAAACACCACATTACACCGAAATGCCCAGTGGACTAATTATTGAAGAAGACCAAATAAAAAAAGCTGAGCATGCTATTAGCTTAGCTTTGAAAATGGTTTTAGAAGATGAAGCCCAAACATATGAAGTAATTCAATATGTCTTAGATAAATATATCGAAAGGCTAAAATCAAAGAAAGTCAGCCTATTGTGATTACGTAACAATAACGGAAAGGAACATAAAATGAAAGATTGGCTCGCATCATATTTCATAGGTTTCGTCCTAACATTCTTGATTATAACTCTAATAGAACTAAAGGGATAATATGAATTTCACAACAAGACTAGAAATCACACCTAAAAGAAAGCCCAACACACGATTAGTCCAGACTTCGGATCGGGCGAGAATATAATTAATAGCCTCATTGCGATAGTAGATGCAATAAGGTCCATTGTCAGCATATCGAATATCAATACAATTGTTAGCCTCTAAAGCAGACAATACATCTGGATCAAAGCTAGATATTATTTCATCACTAGCAATTACGCCAGAAGCCTTGATAGTTTTAAGTGCAGAACGCATTTTGAAACGCATAAACATAATTTAATTACCTCCATCTAATAGGATTATATCACAAAGGAGAGAACATGACACTTGAATCACGGACCAAAAGAGCCGAGGAACAATTGCATAAGGTAGTAGGTGATTGGTGTGATTATGTAACAACCAGCGAGGTAGCAAAAGTGTTCGGATACCAATCAGCCACCTCAGCAAGAAAGTACACATACGGATGTAGAAAGTACGGGCGGAAATATTATATTCCTGAAGTAGCTGCGAAAATGGCAGCAGAAGGAATTTACGAAGTATAGGAGGAAAACATGAACGGATATTTTATCGATGATAAACCTAAAGGAATATTAAAGATTGATGTAAAGAACATAGAAGAATTCAACCAGCTAATTATGAAAGCAAAAAAAGAAGCCGATCAATTGCAGAAAACAATTAACCAGCTTGCATGTTTTCATCTTGAGATAACCCTGGATACGTCAGGAAATCATTTAGATATAAGCGAAGAAGCATCATCAATGCTTAATTCACAAGAGATATAGTAAGCGATTGCCTCTATATAAGATTTTAAATGAACAGTATCATAATCATCATGTTTTTTAAAATAGTGAACTTGATCGTTGCCCAACCATGAAGATGCTTTTGAAAGAGTAACTAATTTAGGATTATCGATATAGGTGTTGATACAACTAGATAAACTCATTTTGGATATTTCGTCCTCTTTTTCAGGGTTGCGTAAAATTGCATAGTCTTTGATTAAGAACTCTAATGCTTTTCGAAATCCCATTCCGGCAATATCGTTTAGACTATCGTTTTCAGCCTTCAATGATTGATTATAAATCCTAATAAAGTTAGGGAATTTTGCAGCTATAGAATCTGCAAACTGATTACTTGTCTGCATGCTCGGAAAAGTACATACACAATTATATGAGTAAGGATATCTTGAATTTTCATCAATGTATGCAAAAGAAAAGAAAATATCATTACAGGATGGACAATAGTGAATTGAATAGGCTAGATTTTGAAGATATTTTTTGTGATAAACGATTGTTTTAATAGGCTCATTTGAAACAGATGTATTGCAGAAAGGACAGTGTTTAGGAAGTTCTAAAGTAATTTCGACTGGTTCTAATTCATAATTATTAGAGGATGAGAATAAAGAAGCGTTAAATTTTAAGTTCATAAGTAATCTTCCTTTCGTTAAATTGAAATATTTGTACATTCAAGAAAATTATACCACGAAAAGGGAAAGTAAGGTTATCTCAATGAAGTAAAAATAAGGTTGCTATGAACGGAAAAGGAGAAAACAGTGAAAATGTTTAAACAAATAGCAGCATTGACTGTAGGAATAATGATAGTGCTTGGACTTAATGCCATAGCTACAGCAATAGACAACCCGGAAGTCTATACAAAAGATTTGCCTGATCCGGTACCGGTCGCACAGCTTGAAATAAATGATCACATAGATAAGATGGCCAAAAGGTACGGACTAAATCCAGATGTCGTAAAAGCACTAATTGAAGAGGAAAGTGGATGGCTTACATCAGCTGAGGGAGACAATGGAGAATCGGTCGGCTTGATGCAAATCCAGGAGCGTTGGCACAAAGATAGAATGAAGAGGCTCGGAGTAAACGACCTGTATGATCCAGAACAAAACCTCACAGTAGGCTGCGACATACTATCAGAGCTACTAAACAAGTACGGAAATTATAAGGATGCACTAAGCGCCTATAACAGTGGGAATACCCACGATGGAAGGCAATATGCGGAGCGCATATTAAACGCAGCAAAATAAGGGGGAACAATGATAAAGACAGCAATGATAGAAAGTGTGCCGGGCGGTGACACTAGGAATTCTATGAATAAAAGAGAAATCGCAATGATGATAAGAAGGTTGCGACTAAAACACGGAGTGATAAATTTCGAAATGGTGCTTCAAGACGGAAGAAAAATAAAGAGCCGAAATGAATAAAAGATGCAATGAATTTGATTGCCCTGCTTGTGGCAAACCCAATCCGCGAGAAATGAGACAGTGTCCAAAACTAAAAGGGGAAGCGATTTGTGTACACTGCTGCGAAAGCTGTGATACATATGACACGGAAACGTTCAGATGTACATGGCATACAGTTAATAGAACTATAGTTATTGATGAAGAGGTTAAACGTCTAAATCGCAGAATCAAATATCTTGAGAAGGCGGCTCGCAAACAATATAAGAACAATCAACCGAAAAAAGGCAACATATTGTTAAACGAAGAGAGAAGCTGCATATCGCAGCTCAATAGATTTGAGAGATTAAGAGAACAGGGTTTTAAATACATATAATTTTAACATTGATAAGAAAGGAAAAAGAAATGAACAAAGAACTTATCAACAGTGCAATTGCAAAGATCACTGAAGAGGCACTATCAATAAAGGACGCATTTTCGCAGATGATTGAGGAATACTTGACTGACATCTGCAAGACGGACGCAGTGGCAACAAAGCTTTTAGCTGAAAACAAATCGCTAAAGGCTTTTTGTGAGGATATGTGGCAAGAAGCAAGAAGCAGATCCACAAAGTGTGCAGCAGGAAGCGGTGCGTACATATCAGACAAAGAGTGTTTTGAAAAAGCTGAAGCTTACTATGAAATCACTGAAGAGGACAAGAGAACAAAGAACACAACGAATGTCATTGATATCACAGAGTTACTCTGAAGGAGGATGTCATGGACTTTGTTAAAGAGAAACAAAAATTGCCGTATAGCATCAAGTGGCCAACCAAACTAAAACAATACCTGAATGATGAAATAAACTACCCAATTATTTACAACAGGTTTAAGAAAGAAGCACACTGCCTAAGCTGTGGCAAAGATTATAAGTACTTAAATAGATATCGTGCAGATGATTATGAAATCTGTCCTTGCTGTGGGAAACGCAGAGCAACATGGCCACACACGCGAAATATGATTGTTGATAGAACTCTAATATTTGCAACTTACACAGATACGGATATTAGGATAGCAGTGGTCGATGTGTTTTATAAATACGAAGCAGACAACTGGGCTTACATAAAGAACGTAAAGGCAGAAATGGCTGTGGACGAGGTGCTATATTTTTCTCGAGATAAGCAAGAAGCCTGGTATCAAAATTGGTGGAACAGAAGCCCAAAGGAAGCATTTAGAAAAGATACTGGAAAAGGAATAAGAACTTTTATTCCTGCAGGATTAAGAAGATATCAATGCTCAATGCATGCAAGCGTCCAAGAAGCTTTGTCCAATGGATTTCTCAAGTACGCAAAGATAGGAATCTACGACGCATACGACGAAAGTCATCTGATGAAACTTATATATGTATATAGCAAGTATCCACAAGCAGAGTATCTCAAGAAGCTAGGATATGAGGAAATAATAAAAGACCGCATCTATAATCAAGCAAATCATATCAAAGTAAATTGGAGAGGGGATAGCTTGGAGAAGATGTTAGGTATCTCAAAGACAGAAATCAGCAAGCTAAACCAATGGGGATATAAGAGGACAGATGATATAGGAACATATAAATTCTTAAGGAAATTTAAAGCCAAGATATCAAAGAAAAACATGGACGCGTTTTATTCAGCATTTTTCTCAGTAAGCGACTATCTAAGAGAATTTGCAAAAGAAGAAAATCCTATAAAGATAAGTGAATATATAGCCAAGCAGAAGGAACTCGACAATAATCGATTAATTGTATATGACTATAAAGATTATTTAAAACAACTAAAAGAACTGGGATATCCGTTAGAAGAATATTATTTATATCCTAAAAATCTTAAGGAGTCTCATGAAAAACTTACAGATGAGATAAACAAGAAGAGAGACGAGAAAAAACGCAGACAAGCAATACAACAAGAAAAAGAATACAAGAAGAGTTGGCTAAAAAAGATAATAAAGATGAATATTTG